TTTCATCATAGGCTCTCCGGTAAGGATGGCCGGGGCAAACACCCCGGCCATGATGAGTATCAATCTTCCCAAGGGTTCTTCTGGCCACCAGCCGGAGCCGGGGCAGGCTTGGGAGCAGCAGCCTTGGGGGCGGCAGCAGGCTTGGGAGCAGCGGGCTTGACAGGCTCCTGCGTGCGGCTGGGAGCCGGGGTGCCGGAGGCGGCGACGAAGCCGTCAATGACGTTGCGCGGCTTGTAGCCTTCCTGCTCCTCGATCTTCACGCGGGCTTCGAACTCCATTTCCAGAAGCTGATCCGTGGAAGAGGCGTTGGGTTTGCCACAAGCTCGTGCCCAAGCGGCCACCTGTGAGCGACCGATGCGCTCGGCCTGCTCAGACTTGTTGACGATGTTGAAGTTGTGCCAGACGCGGCGCTTGTTGTAGTCACCGCCGACAATCTCAAACGTGGCCGCGATCATTTCGCCGCCCGAGCGGGTTGTCTTGTCCTCGACCTCGATGCAGCGCATGCGGTACACACCGCGTGGCGCAGGATCGAAGTTGCGGTCGTCCTGATAGTCGTCGTTGTTCCAATCAAACTTGACCATTTTGCTTTCTCCTTTTAAACGGCCACGGGGATGTTCTTGGACAGGTCTTCGAAGGTCATCGGGATGGCCTCCGGAGCGTTGTAACGGTTCTTGGCGATATACGCCGGGGCCTCGATCATGTGAAGGAGGCGGTCCCCGGTCGTGATACCACGATTGACCGTGTTATTGAAGCCAGCGTCAGACTTCTTGACGATGACCTTGAAGGCTGCGTAAGCCATAACGTCGGCCCACTCCTGCAGCAGAGCGTTGCAGCGGTTCGGCAGCTTCGGACGGAACTGGTCGTACGGCTCCGTCATCGGATTCTCGTAACGAACCACCGCAGCGTGCGCAATCAGAAGCACATTCATGTTCTTCTTTTTGCTGAGGATATCGAACCCCTGCAGGATGGTGCGGAACTTCTCGGCGGTAAGCATGTTGCCCTTGCCGTAAGCGAGATCCTTCGCCTCGTACGAGCTCTCGATGAAGTCGTTGATCAACGGCTCGACGAGCCAATCGACCGAGTCAAGCACAACAGTCTTGAAGTCGTGATCTTCCTTGATCAGCGTCTTGATGCTGTTCTCAACATCAGCGAGGCTGTCAGCCTTCGGGAACGAGGTCGTATTGATGCTCGTCAGACCGTCCTCGGTGCTGATGAAGATCGGGTTCGGGAAGTTGGCCCCAAGCGTGGACTTGCCGATACCGTGACCGCCATAGATGACGATACGGGGTGGCCGGGTCTGAGGTCCCTTCACGAGCGCGGACTGCCAGTCGTTAGACATTTTCAATTTCCTCTTGGTTGTTAAAGTTGAGCTGGCTCGGGCGGTACGACATAGACCGTCGATCCCAGCGCAACACGTTGAGCCGTTGACTATCAGAATAATCAAGGGCAATCTCTATCACGATACCGCAAGCCATCGGGTCGCCGATCATCAGCAGGTAATCGCCATCCCGGTACTCTTTCATTGCCGACCGAGCCGCAGCCACCGGGTCAAATCCGTTATCGTTGTAGATAGGTTTGACATAAACAGCGCGGAAGTTTCCGTATTGCTTCGCATCGCTTAGGTCTTTGTTTGGGTCGTACATGACAACCCAAACAGTCGGTTCGTTATTCGACATTCTTTTTACTCCTAGTCTTTCTAACTTTAGGCGGGTCGTAGGCGTGATGCTCGGGCGTAAGGAACTGACCGCAGCCTAGAGCCTTCGCCACCCTAACACATTCTCGTATGTACCATGATTTGTTTAGATCACTCGGTAGTTCGTTATAGTTCTCAATTAACATAAGGGCGCGTGCCCCGTCCGTCTTTGGAACTTTGTTTCCATTCTTGGCATAAGTCAAGGGGGGAAGTGTTGTATCGGTCGTTTGGTACCACCGAACAACCTTGCCCAAATATACGTCGCCTTGAACCGCTCCGCCTGTGACGTTACGGGCCGACAAAAACTCAACCAGCTGCGCTGCGTCGATGGTACTTTCAAACGGGGTGCCTTTTGCGATCCACTCGGAGACCGCCTTTGCGACGACCGATGAAGTGGGGTTCTTGCGGAGGTCCGGGGGTGCGTACAAGCCTTTAGCCTTTACTTTGCGTTCAGGGGTGATAGCGATATAGTTGTTAACGTCCTTCATCGCCAAGGTCCGGTAAGGTGTGTACTCAAACTCAAACCCAGAGGTCTTAGCGAAGTCGTCAACGATCTGTTCAAGCACGGTGCGGTCTTTGTGAGGGTAGCGCACGGCGATGCCGTCGGTGTTTGCGCTAGCAACCTCAAACCCTGCGGCGACAAACCGCTCGATCAGAACGAGGAGGGAAAGCTGCCCGGTGAGCGTGATGGCGATCATCAGGTCCGGAGAGTAGAGCGGGCTGAACCTGTCTGCGGTTTTTCCAAATGTGCCGTTAAGTGAAATCTTGAGCGTGTTGGCGGTGTTCTTATCCCCGGACTTCTTTGCGGCGAGACGGCGATAGTAGATGTCCTTATACTCGTCGATGAAAGCTCGCCCGGTGTTCTGCGGGATCAAGTCGCACAGGATCAAGATGCTGGGGTAGTAGGACGCGGCGTCGATGTCGGTTAAGCCCCACTCCTTATCGGCGAGGTAGCAGACCGACTTGTCGTGCGTGCTGTGAAGTCCGCCCACACCCATCTGGTAGGTACCCTGACCAACGGTAATGATTCGGTCCAGAAACTCCGGAAGGATGACGTGCCCGGTCTGTGCGTTGACGCGGAACTTACAGCCGTCAAGACTGTCCCTCAACGCTTGAAGCTCGGGCGTGTTGAACCTTACGAAGTGCGGAACTGCATACGCGACCGTCGCGGGGATCTTCGGGCTTCCGCGCTTTAGGTTAAGCCGCTTGATGAACGCAGCTTCAGCCATTTGCGTGTCTGACTTTGACCGCATGTCGGTGCCGTACATCTTGCTCATCTGAACTCGGAGCTTTAGCGGCTCCTCAAGGCGGCGCATCAACTCCTCGGTCGTGTCGAGGTCGTTGTAGCAGTAGCGTAGCACCTCGGCACGCATCGCGTCATCGAGCTCGGCTTCGTGATGATAGGGAAGCTCTTTGAGCCACGGCATCATCATACGAGCACCGTAGGCCTTGAGCGATACGAACGAAGGCGCAACCTCCTTGAGGTCAACGTGGTCGGCGTAGAGTCGCGGGAGACCAAACTGGCGCTCGGCGTTCCACGGCGCGATGCGACCTTCAATAAGATCGTTGGCGAGGTTCTTGAGCTCGCGCTCGTTGGCCCCCGCTGCGGCAGCTTGAATAACCGGGATGTCGAACCAGCGACCGTTGAAGGTCACCAGCGTCACATCCCGGTTGTTAATGAGCGTGCGGAATGGGTCCGGGCCACTCTCGTGCAACCACCAGTGAAACAACTTTCCGTTATCAACATTCTTGCCGGCGAGCAGGAATGAGTTCGGAAAGGTCTCACAGTCAACGACGAGAGTGGCACGAGTCACGGCTTCTCCTCCAGTGGGGCGCGGTTCTTCCAATACGGCAATGTGGACTTGCGAATGCGGATCATTGCCATACTCTCATCCATGTTTTGCAGGCCGCCCTCGTGGGCTGTATCAGCAATCTCCCGCAGCGCCGCCTCAAGCTGCTCGATGCGGGCGGCGGCTTCCTGCATTTTCGCGTGGACCCACGCATCGCGCATGGGGCCTTCGTTCACGCCGCGCCCGGTGCGAAGCTCTGTCACAAGGTCAGCCATTCTCGTTCTCCTGCGGCAGAGGGATGATGATGGCGGGGATAACGTAGGTCTGCCTCCGGCCATCATCACGGATGATTTTCGCACCCTCCCACGCCTTAATCATGGCGAGGAAGATGGCGCGGGCCATGACTTCCGACTTGACGTCTGCCCGCCGGTAATCGCGGCAAACCTCAGCCCCCGCCTCAAGCACAGCGGGTGGGATGGTGATGCTGCTCATCAACGATCCTGGTTAACGTAGCCGGAGGTTGGTCCGCACGCTGCGTCATCCTCGTCCAAAAGCTCTGCGAGCGTCAGAGTCTTTTTCTTCTTGGCGGGCGGCATGCCGAGCACACCCATCTCGGTCGTGGCTTTGTCAACCGAAGCCCGAAGGGTCTGGTTATCCTCCTCGATCTCAGCAACGAGAAGCTCGCGCTTCTTCATAAGATAGTGTATCGCCTTGTCGAGGTCCTGAAGCTGCCCCGTACGGCTCGGGTACTTCTTGCCCAACCGCCAAAGGTACTTTGTGCTCGTAGCCACGAAGTAGTCCCATCCCATAGCTGCGACGATGTCCCAGTGGTCGGGAACCTTCGTATTCTTATAGTGGGTACCACCAACCTGATAACCGTTAGCCTCAGACATTGTCTTTCATCTCCCTTGCGTAAGTGTTTAGGTCGTCGATAAAATTGTTAACCGTCGGCCCGAGGTCGCCGTAGTAACGCTCAAGGGCTTCAGAGCCTCGGTCGATGATTGCGGCCGCATAACGGTTGCCCATCATAAGCTCACGCACGTTATGAAGCACAAGCTCCGAAAGGTCGGCAACCTTCAGGATGGCAAGCTCGCGCTCGGTGAGCTCGTAGTGAACTCCCATGTCGCGATTGATGTTTGTCTCGTGAGCCTCAAGACTGTCGGCGAAATTTCGGTTCGCCCACTTGAACGTTGCAGGTACATCCCCGGTCTGGGACTCGGCGACGTCATGAAACAGCGCAGCCGAAATCAAAGCCTGTGAAGGCGTCGGCTCAAGGTAAAGCACGATCGCGGCGACACCCCAAGAGTGTTCGGCGATAGACTGATCCTTGATGCGAGCTACCGTGTGGTAACGCTTGACGTCGCCGGCACGGTAAATGTTGGTTAAATGAATAAAGGTGTGCATGTGTTCTCCGTTACGGGATCATCTGGTTGCGAACAGCGTAAGCGACGACAGCATAGGTGTTGGTCATACCGAGCTTCATGCGAGCCT